AACAGAAATTAAATAAAGACTATAACTCCGACAAGGGGCGATTTTATCGCCCCTTTTTTTATCGCTTTATATAATGCGGCGGGAGGAGCCAACCCTTATTCATTGAGCATTGAGCATTGAGAATTGAGCTTGAGATTGAGAATTGAGATTAAGATTGAGCATTGAGAATCAACCCTCCGCCTCCTAAGCTTACGTGTAAGCTTAGCTATATCTTTTAACTAATAAAAAAATCGTAACAAAATACTAAAAAATACTAAAATCTTAGCTGTTTTCGATAGTTTTTAATAGAATATAGTTAATAAAAGAAAGCGAAAAATATGGAAAAAATACTACTATTATTACTAATATTTATATATTATTTATACTTTACTTATAGTTAAATATAAGTATTCTAAAATTAGAATTAATTAAAATTCTAGAAAGGAGAAAAAAATGGAAAAAAATTCTAATAAAAAATTTCCTATTTCGATTAGAACTATTTTAAATAATCGTATTTTATTTCGTTTAGTAAATCTAAAAAACGATAAATTCGAAAGTTATAAAATATTCGAAGAAGCGAAATTTAATACTACTATTAGAGATTTATTTTTAAATAGTCGTTATCGAACTATCGATATTTCTTACGATACGTTAGCTAATAAACGTTTTAAAAAGCTTCGTTTAGTAATCGATAATAATAACGTTACTATAGAAAATAAAAGCGAAATTTTAGATATTATAAAAGAAAATAAAAATTATCTTTTAGATAAAAAAAATATCGTATCTAATAGAAAAGCTTTAGAAGAAAATATTAAATACTTCGAAGAAAAAATTAATAGTCTTTAATTAAAAACTTTAATATAAAAACTCGCTAATTAATTTTAGCGAGTTTTTTTTATTTCTATTTTCTAAAAATTTTCTTATTAAAATTCGAATACGATTTAAACTTAATTCGATTAAGTTTATCGTAAAAATAATCGTATAAAGTTTAAAAAGAAATTCTAGCTTTCGGGAGGGTAAGTATAAGCTTTATCGGGTATTGACTATTTTATGTATAAATAAATTATTTTGTATTATACTTCCCTGAAAAATAATGAGAACAGAATTACTTACGAAAGCTAAAACAATCCTTTTGGATCCAAAGGCTCCTAAGGACATTAAAACACAAGTTTTCGAAATACTAGAGAAACAAAGAACAAAACAAACGAATGCGTCTGCGCATTCCCATATATTGGACTATGCCCAGCATCTCTACCCTGGATACAATACCCCTGCGCATATACAACTTATTGGAAAAAACCTAGAAAGTTTAGAGAGAGGCGAGATTGACAGATTGGCTATCTTTATGCCACCACGTCATGGAAAGTCTATGCTCTGCTCCGAATTTTTTCCCGCATGGTACCTGGGCCGCAATCCCAGGAACTTTGTCATTCAAGCGACATACGCACAGGAACTGGCTGATGATTTTGGACGCAAGGTGCGTAACCAGTTAAAGTCGGATGATTTCATGCGGGTCTTCGAAGGCGTCGGCCTAAGGGACGATTCAAGCTCCGCAAAGCGATTTCACACCGTGCATGGCGGAACGTACAGCGCCGTCGGTGCGGGAGGCGCCATCACGGGAAGGGGCGCCCATTTATTGGTCATTGACGATCCGATCAAGGGTCGTGAGGAAGCGGAGTCAGGACTTCAAAGACGGAACTTAATCGAATGGTACAAGTCCGTCGCCTATACACGTCTCCAGCCTGGGGGCGCTGTCATCCTGATCCAGACACGATGGCACGAGGAGGATTTGGCGGGATGGATTTTGGAGAACTCGGATGAGGATTGGAAAATTCTTGACTTGCCTGCGATCAACGCAAACGGCGATGCCTTATGGCCCGAAGCGTACTCCGTCGAGAAGCTCAAGAAAATAAGGGCGACTGTCGGCGACAGGGTGTGGGAGTCACTCTACCAGCAACGTCCGTCGGCGGAGCAAGGCGCCATACTCAAGAGGGACTGGTGGCAAAAATTAAATTATGAGCCACGATACGATTTTATCATTCAAAGCTATGACACGGCGTTCTCTACGAAAGAGTCCGCTGACTTCAGCGCACGAACGACGTGGGGGGTGTTCTCCCGCCTGAACGAGGATTCGGGAACAGTCGAGGCGTGCGTCGGTCTCATTGAAGCCTGGCGGGATCGGGTCGAGTACCCTGATTTGCGGAGAATCGCCCAGGACTCGTATTGGGAGTACAAGCCGAATCTGGTGTTAATCGAGAAACGTGCGTCAGGGCAGTCGCTATTGCAGGACTTGCGAAGGGCGGGAATTCCCGTTCACGAGTATAAGCCCGACAAGGACAAGGTTTCACGGACCCATGCGATTGCGCCCATGCTGCAGAGTGGCTTGGTATGGGTTCCATCAGACGAGCTGTGGGTCGAGGACATTATTGGCGAATGCGCATCGTTTCCCTACGGGAAGCACGATGACTATGTCGATACGTGCACGCAGGCGTGGCAGTTGATTCGGGACCAGTTCCTCGTGGCGCATCCCCTTGATCCGAAGTATCTTGACGAGTGGGACGACAAGCCGATAAAGTCGAAGGTAAGCGAAAAGAGATTTTATAGTTAGACATCAACGTGAAAATGATATAGATATTTATTAAGGAAGTTATTATGACTGCAGTACCGTGACAAAGGAGGCGATATATGGCAGGGCCGAAACAAAAGGGCAGTAAAGCATACAGAGAAGGATATAATATGGGTTCTCGAAAATCTTCAATGTTTCCTAATTTATTTAAAAAGAGTGGAAGACGATTGGCAAAAGCTCAATTTGAGGCACAAGGTGGATGGAGTCAATTTATTCCCTCTAATGTAGACAAGTCACTTGAAGGTCAATTTGTGAAAGGTTTAAAGGCGGGAACTAAAAAATATTTTAAAGAAAAAAATGGGAAGGACTAGGATATGCCAAAAAGGGCTTATGACGACCCCGTGCTTGTAGCAAAACGTAAAAAAGAGGCAACTCTAAAAGCTAAACAATTTATGACTAGCGATGCAGCTTATACGGGAAAAACGAAAAAGAAAACTATTAAGACACTCTCTCCAAAAATGAAGGGTAAAAGAAAATATTCAGGTCAAGCGACGGGAAAAAGGAAGGGTTAATGACACTGTCACGAGGGCAGTTCACGAACGTCATATCGAAAGGAAAGAAAATGTCATATAAAAATCCTACAAAGGATCCGCTTCATAAAACACCTGCACAAGTTAAGAAGTCAGAATCAGCAAAAGAGGCACTATCTGAAAAGAGAAAGCTTCAGATGGGCATAATAGGAAAAATAAATTCTAAATTAAAAAGTTTATATCCTGTCTCCAATAAGGATCTTGAGTTTATAAAAAAGAATATGCCTAAAATAAAATCAAAGAAAAAGTTGAAAAGATGAAAAAACTATTAAGTAAAATTGAAAAGCAACTGGATAAATTGGAGTCAGCGCATCGAAAGGAAGATGAGATTGTCGAGAGTATCAGGGAAGCGATTGAAGAACTGCAGGCTGTGAAGGTCTGCAATAAAAAGAAATGCGACTGTGATTGCCATTAAGGAGGTAAAAGAATGGTGGATGTAAAAATAAAGAAGAAACCAAAACGAAGACCTACGGCAAAAGAGATTGTCGAAAGTGCGAACAGAATTAACAAGGCTGAACGCCTGGAGGAAATAAGGGCTAGGAATAAAAAGAAAAAAGACAAGGCTGTTATGGAAGCTGAAAGGAAAAGACGAATTTATTATAAGAATAAAGCAAACAAGTTTGGTAAATAAATGACTACTAAGGATGCACTAAAAAAATTAGGTGGAACAAAAACAATGAGAAAAATGAAACTCGATAAGGAGATAAAATGTTTAAATTTGATTTAGATATTCCAACTTACGCAGAATGGAAAGTACAAGTAGAAAAATTTGTAAAGGAACACCCTGTGAAAGCCCAAGAATATCAAAAGAAAACACAACAATTTTGGCAAGACTGGTTTGAAGATGTATTAAAACCTAACTTGTTCAATATTTTTAAAAAATAGGAGGTAAAGAATGGTAGTAGAATCCCCAAATAAAGGAGGCAGATATATGAAGCCCGTTACAATTGGTTTGGCTGGGCAAGGTGCATATGGAAATTTACTGGCCAAGCATGTCAATGCCGGTAAACTAACGATAAAGGAGGCGAAAGCACTTTTACGTTATAGGAACAAGCCTGGGAAAAAATAGATAAAAGTAATGTCAAAAAAATGGATGCAAGAGGCGACGGCCTCTATTAAACGTAGAGGGACGAAAGGAGTTTGCACCGGAAAAAAGTTTGGGTCAAAGTCCTGTCCTCCTGGCTCGAAAAGATATACTCTAGCGAAAACATTTAAAAAAATTGCAAAGAAAAGGAAAAAGACATAATGGCTGAAGAAAAGAAAAAACAATATGGCACTAAGTTGGCCAAGGACAGAGCCAAAAAGGCCTTTAAGGAAACAAGATTAAAAAGAATTAAAAAAAGCGATAAAAAATTTAGTGAAAAACATCCTGTGATGTCTAAACTCACTAAGGGAATGGATGTTTTGTTTGGACAACATACCGACAAGGGTAAACTTAAATCACTCGGTAAGAATTTTGAACATATATATAAAACATACGGAAAAAAACACACGGATGCGTGGATAAAAACTCCTAAAAAGAAAAAAAGTGATAGCTCTGTCAAACTAGCAAAGAAAAGGAAAAATGGCTGAAGAAGTTTTAAACATGGAAGAATTGGCGGTAGAACTTCCCGAACCAGGAATCTTGGAGACGGGGGTCGAGGTTAATCTTGAAGAGGAATATGTAAAGCCTCTTGATACAGACCATTTTTCCAATCTTGCAGAAACATTAGATAAAAAAGAATTAACGAAAATTGCATCCGATTTAATCGAAAAATACGACAGCGACAGATCAAGTAGAAAAGACTGGGAAGAACAGTATTCACGTGGTCTTCGCATGCTCGGAATTATTACTGAAGCCCGTGATGATCCATTTCCTGGAGCATCGGGTGTTCACAATCCTTTAATGGCAGAAGCTGCGACGCAGTTTCAAGCACGTGCCATTGCAGAGATGTTTCCTCCCGGCGGACCTGTAAAGACGCAGATCATTGGAAAAGTAACGGAAGAAAAAATGAAACAGGCACAACGAGTCCAAGAATTTATGAATTATCAATTGACTCAAGAGATGCCCGAGTATTTCAATGAACTTGACCAGTTGCTTTTTTATTTAGCTGTGTCAGGGTCCGCCTTCAAAAAAGTGTATTTTGACCCTACCCTTGATAGGGTGGCGTCATCCTTTATTCCTGCAGAGGATTTTGTTGTTTCATATGAGACAGTGGATTTGGAGACATCCCCTCGTTACACTCAGGTAATGAAAATAAATAAAAATGAACTAAAGAAATATTTTAAGACGGGATTTTACAAGGAAATAAAGCTGTCGTCAGGAACGCAGACGGACGATGTTGATATTGTGAATCAAACCATTAATCGACTGGACGGCATTTCAGATACATTAGGCGAGAATATCCATACGGTATTGGAAATACATACGGACTATAACATAGAGGATTCAGAAGATGAAAAGGCAATCGCACCTCCATATATCATTACGATTGACAGGCAGTCCCAACAAGTTTTGGCGATACGAAGAAATTGGAAAGAGGACGATGAGTTAAAAAGAAAACGCACATATTTCGTGCATTATAAATATCTTCCAGGTTTAGGCTTTTATGGCTTTGGTCTAATTCATATGATTGGTGGATTGCAGCATGCAAGTACAGGGGCATTAAGGGCTTTACTGGACTCTGCGGCATTCGCTAACTTAAATGGAGGCTTTAAAGCGAAAGGTGCACGAATTGAAGGTGGGGATATGACGATAGCTCCAGGTTCATGGTTGGAAGTCGAGGCATATGGTGATGATTTGCAAAAATCATTTATGCAATTACCCTTTAAGGAACCTTCTCCTACATTAATGCAACTTTTAGGCGTTTTAACAGAGTCAGGAAGGCGATTCGCCACTATTGCAGATGCGATGGTAGGCGATGCGGCGGCGACATCCCCTGTTGGAACCACTATTGCGCAGATAGAACAAGGAAGTAAGATATTTTCAGCCATTCATAAGCGTATTCATCATGCACAAGCACGGGAATTAAAGCTAATTGGAGAATTGGACGGAGAATATCTAGACGATGTCTATCCATATGAAGTAGTTGGGCAAGAATTATCAATAAGAAGAAGGGATTTTGATGATAGAATTGATATTATCCCTGTTTCTGACCCTAATATTTTTTCCCAAGCACAAAGAATAGCTTTAGCGCAGACGACTTTGCAAATTGCACAATCAGCTCCCCAAATAATTGATATAAAGGAAGCATATAAACGTTTAATAATGGCTTTAAACTTACCTGACCCAGATGAGTTGGTCATTGACGATGATGATATAGCCCGTCGTGATCCCGTCTCAGAAAATATGGCTTTATTGAATGGAAAACCAATAAAAGCTTTTCCTGACCAAGTACATGCGGCGCATATGCTTGTTCACGAACAATTTATTAGCGATCCTCGTTTTGGAGGACGACCAGAAGCAAAAGAGGCGTTACTGGGACCTATGCTGGCGCATATAGGACAGCATTTAGCTTTCCAATACCGTCAACAGATGCAAGCGCCATTACAGGGACAAGTTCAATTACCACTTCCTGATTTTGATGAGGATAATAAAATAGAGGAAGAAAGTATGCCACCAGAAATGGAAGCAAAAATATCAGAGTTTGAAGCTCAAGCTGCCCAACAACTGGCACAAAATCAACCGCCTAATCCTGAGCAAGAAAAACAATCACGTGAAGCTGCGAGAGAAGAAGGTGAACTTGCCATTAAGCAAGAGGAGATGAGTATTCGAAAAGATAGATTTGTACAAGGTGCACAATTAAATGACCGTATACAAAACAGGAAAGATAAAGAACTTCAACTAAAAGCAGTTGATCAAATTATGAAAACACGTAATGCAAGAAAATCGCAAAAATCAAAAAAATAGACCGACAGGGGAGGAGGTAAGACAAGCAAGAAAGTTTTTACAAAATAAGAAAGTTCCTTTAACTTTATTTAAACCAAATTTATTTGCAGCTGCAAGTAAAGAAATAAATGGAAATTATGATAAAACATTTAATTCTTTAATAGATGTTTATAGAGCAGGGAATCCATATTATAAACGGAGAAAAGAAAATGGCCAGAATACCAGTAGTCGAAGCGATACTGCAAGAAATAAAAAAATATAAAACTGAATTAGCTACTAAAACAATAGCACCAGGTTTTGATACGTATGAAGCATATCAGAAAGCAAAAGGAATAGCAGAAGGTTTAAATAAAGCTTCTAGTATTGCTTTAGAAATTGAAAAACGATATATAGAGGGAGATGACGATGGTAACGAGGAATGAAGAATGGTTTACAGATAACGATATTCCTGATCCAGATAAAAAAGATTTACCCATACCATGTGGATGGAGAATGCTAGTAAGACCCGCAGGAGTAATTAAAAAAACAAAAGGAGGTATAATTTTAACTGATAAAAATTTAGAAGAACAACAATATTTAAATTCTAAAGG